GTAGAAGTTCAGCAAACTCCCAAGCCCGAAGGTCTTGTCTTTCGTGGCGTTCATCAAGGTCGATGATAGTCAAATCAATGGCCTTGGTCAGCCGCTCGACCTCGGCCTTGAGGCGGGCGTTCTCGGCCTCTGCTTCCATCAACTTACAGCCAAGGTCTATGTTCTCCTGCTTGAGTCGCTCATACTTGGACTGAGGGACTTCACCAAAGGATGACTCTTGTGATGGGTGTGCCATTACATTCGGACGGACTCCCAGTCCTTGAGGATGCGACCTACCTGCTCTTTGACGTTGTCGTTGTTAGTCTCTCCGCAGTAACGTCGTAGCCAATTAGCCATCATATCAGCCCTGCATGCTATTTCGTCTAGCGTGTGACGCAGGTGTATGTTGTGCTGATTGACCTTGAGGATTACCTCCTCTAGTGACTTGGTGTATTCGTCATTCGATGCGAATGGACGTTCTGATTCGGGTTCGTTGCTCATATGGATGCGATGGTGTAAAATTCTCGTAGTCGGGCTACTATGGCCTCGCCTAAGGTACGGTCATTGAACCGTGATGCTATCTCTGTTCCTGTATGCTGGGTCGTTATGATGGTCGTACGCTTGTAGGATACACGTGTGTCGATGACGGCAAAGATGTCTGATGCTACCCGCTTAGTTAGCATCTCCTTGCCTATGTCATCTAGGACTAAGTACGGCACCTTGCACATGCGACTTATGTTCTTGGAGTGACTCCCGCTGGTTATGCCTTCCTCGATGGCACGTTCGAAGTCGAACATCGTCATAAACTCGACCTCTAGTCCGTTGTCTAATGCTAGCCTCTCTGCGATGTAGGCCGCAGTGCGTGACTTGCCAGAACGCGACTTGCCTGTGATGAGGAGGGAGTGCTTTCGTGAATCCTGCAACGGAGTCCAAGTAGAGGCAAAGACCTTAGCGTCGTCGTTGAGTTTCTCGTATGCCGTGTCTCGGTAGATGGGAGGGATACGCTCCACGCAGGATTCAATCTTGGCAGTCTGATTCGCCCTACGCTCATCGTTCATAGCACGTCTGAACTTGGCATCGTTCTTGGACAGGCACTCGGATGAGGAACAGCACTCGGGTGCAGGAAAGTAGAACGGATTGCCGATGCCCATATCTACGAGGAGTCCGATTGTAGCTACTCCGCAGAAGACGCAGTTTCCTTTGGGTGGATTACCAGATGGGTTTGTCATGGCTGGAGCGTGGAGGCTTAGGCTGGGAGGGCAAGCACTTTGTCCTACATTGTCTAACCTTCTCCTTACTAGACTTAGAGAGAGGATTAGAAGAAGTATTATTAAGTGTTACTCTTTGCTGGGCATTTTGTCTACCCCCTCTGGACATTTTGTCTAGGAGGGTACGGTCAGCGACTCGGAGCACGTTGGTCTGATGCTGACGCTCCTGCTTGGTGATGTACTTTAACTCGGCTAGATGGTCTACGGAGCGTTGGACGGACTTAGTCGAAACATCGGCTATGAGTGCTATGTACTTGGATGATGCGAAGCAGGCTCCGTCAAATCCACCCAAGGCAGAAACGATGGCATAGACTATGCGGTCGGAGGTCTTTAACCTACGGTCACGCAGTAGTTCGATGGGTATCCAGAGTCCGTGCCAGCCTTTGTGATGCTCAACGACGGATTCGGAGGGCATCAGGGATTTCCTTCTTCGACATCTGGTTGAGTCCTGCTCTGACTGCCCATCGCATCGCATCTGACATAGAGACGCTATACTGCTTGGCTATTCGATTGACCTCAGCGAATTCGTCACCTCCGAGTCGGATAGTGATATGACGCTTGTTGTGTTGTTCGGTTGTTTTCATGGGATAAAAGGTGGAGTGAGTGTTCGGATGACGATATCGATAGAGGGACGGGCATCCCCAGCCTTATGGATTGTCTCACGTTTGCAAAGGATAAGTTGTGCAATCTTGCAGTCATCCCAGATGAAGTTGGTGCTGGTTAGTGCGTCGAGGATTACCTTAGCGTGGTTATCCAAATCGGGCTTGGTTATCTTCCATCGGTATGACTCCTTTACTCGCATAGGAGCAGGGAAGGTAGAGGTTATCTCTACGCATATAGCCTTGTCCTCGGATGGCGTAACCCATCGGGAATGAGTCTTGGTGCATCGCAGTAAGGTCTCAAACGACTTCCTCCATCGGACTAATACGCTATTGGACATCTTGCCTACGAATGGCGATCCGTTCTTCCTCCTCAAGATAGTAACTGAGGATTGGTGAGTAGCCCTAGGAGGTTCTATGAATAGCCGATACGCATAGACTCCCTCTACGTCATGCAATCGCATGTACGCTTGGTTGTAAGCGTTATCCATTGTTCTCCAACTCCTGCTGGATTTCACGGTCACGGTAGGTGTAGTGGAGTGCGTTCTCAGCCAAGCGGATGGTCGAGTCGTCAATACGCATAAGCGTGATGACTAACTCCCTACCGCTGGCATACGCTAGGTGTTCTAGGACTAACTTGGTTTCCTCTGGAGTGGGATGCTTGGTAATCATACGCCTCATCGTGGGCAGGCCTAGCCTACGGTCAAGCACATTGTCGCACATAGGAATCCGCCTAGTAGGGTGTGCCTTCTTATATAGCCCCATTCTATTGGGCTAAGGGTTGTATAAAACGCCGGTAGATTTGTAACGCTGGGGTGAGATAGTTATTGCAATGTGTAGCACGTTGTAGTACAATTGGGGGTCGGCAACGACACCAACCCACAAACCAAACAACACCATGACCGCCATCACCACCACCACCACCATCAACACGATGAACCTCGGATACGCTCTGAGGGTCATCACCCGAGCGGGACTCCCGACCACCTTCTCCAAGAAGCGGAAGTCCAAGAAGGTCGAGTCGCTGGACTCCATCAAGGTCCACCTCGACCAGCACCTGCTCGGATTCGCCAATGGCAACTTCAAGATGAGCGACGAACTCAAGGAGGCCATCAAGTCCTTCCTCCAGTTCAAGGTCGACCTCGCCACCGCCAACCTCGAGTCCGCTCGCACCAAGAAGGGTACCCGCAAGTACGAGAAGCGAGTCAACCGCTACAAGTCCCTCCTCACCATCGTCTCCCTCTAATCCACCACCAACCCAGCATCACAACCATGGCTATCATGACGAACAAAGAAATCATCACCACGACCTTCGCACTCAAGGAGATTGGCATCTCCGAGGTCTGTACGACCATCACGCCCAAAGGAGCGGTGATGATTTACCAAGTCCACCTCAAGGACGTCAACGCTCACTGTATGGGCAATCACCCTATCATGCAGTGGCTCTATCAGACTGGTAAGATTAAGCAGAACCCCGATTGCAATCCCAGCGTCTGGTACAACATCGAGATGACTCCCGAGGAGTTCCGTACGGCTCATCACATCACCGTCACCGACCCCTACTACAAGAAGAACTAACATGGAGTTCACTAACGACACGGCACTCTACTGCACCAGCGTAGCCTGCACCATCTTCTTAATCGTCATCCTTATCCGCAACTTAATCGACTAAGGACTACCAGCACCTTGCGATAATCACTACCATCTGCTATTCTATCCACCCAACCCACCACACATCATGAAACCAATGTTATGCAAGAAGGCTGACCCAGATAGGGTAGCCGCATTCCCCTCCATCTATGTGGAGTACAAACTCGATGGCATCCGTGTCCTCGCTCACGTCGACCTCCCCAATAAGAAGGTCTCATTCACCTCCCGAGGTGGCAACGAGTTCCCTTCCATCCAGCACTTAGCCGAGCCTGTGATGGCATTCGCTGAACATCTGTATGGTAGTGACGCTTGCCTCGTCCTCGATGGCGAGGTCATCAGCGGCTCGTTCAATGACACCGTATCTCAAGTACGCAAGTTGAGGAAGTCCGCTACGGATGCCGTCTATCACATCTTCGACCATCTGACCAAGGCCGAGTGGGATGCAGGACGTAGCGAGGACTACCTAGACGTTCGCCGTCATCACCTAGACGAAGCGTTCTATCGCTATCGTCAGCATGCTACGGTCAAGCACAAGGATAACATCACCGTCACGCACTGCGGTCAGAACGTCACGCAGGATGCTATCGACGAGATGTATGAGCACAGCATCAAGGTAGGCTTAGAAGGACTCATCGTCAAGAACGCCAAGTCGCATTACATCTGCAATAAGCGTAGCAACCATTGGCTCAAGATGAAGGCCGAGGATACGCTCGACCTGCCCATCATCGCAGTCATCAAGGGAGGAGGTAAGTACGCTCACTGTATGGGAGCCGTGGTAGTCCTCCACAACAACGTGGAAGTCAATGTCGGGACTGGATTCGATGACAAGGATAGGGAGGCTATCTGGAATCTGTATGAGTCTAATCCAGAAGACATCATCGGCAGGCTCATCGAAGTCCGCTATCAATACGAGACTCCTGCAGGCTCGCTACGCCATCCGTCCTTCTTCCGATTCCGTGACGACAAGTAACTCTATGAACCCAGACACCACTACATTCACGCTCACGAAGTCGCAACTAGTAGCCCTATCCAAACTACAGACCCAAGGCTGGATATTGCATTACTGCGACTTTCAGCATCTAGTAGGCGAGAAGGCGGTAGCCGTACTAGTCGAGGGTTCTCAGACTGGCATCAAGATGTATATGGTAGTCGAACCAGACGGATACACCCACTCCTAATCCTATGACCCTACTAGACGCATACGCTATGGCTATCGGCATGAGGCACCCGACCCGAGTCGAGGATGCTATGGAAGCCATCAGTATCCTTGAGGCTCATCCCGAGTACCTCACTAACGGAGAAGCCTGCCGAGGCCTAGACAGACTCCGCAATTTCGTGTATCTTCACGAACAAGAATGACCACTCTGGGTAGCATGCTTAACGTGATGCAAATCACGGTGATTATGGGTTGGAGCATGCTACCCTTCACTTTCCCTACCACACCTATGAACAATAACGACAAACCAGAACTCACTCCAGAAGAACTACAAGTGCTGGAAGCCAGCCGCAGGTTACAGGCATTTACTGACCAAGTCATGCGGGAATGCTTCCCTAGCCTCTTCAATCCGAAGAAGGAATTTGATGCACTACCCAATAAGGAGGAAGGCACCAAATGAGACTCGACCCAGACGATTACGAACCCGAGTCCGAGGATGACCGTATGAGCCGTGAGGACTACGAGTCCGAGCAGAACTTTACAGGTTACTATCGTGACATGCCTATCCGTAACGATGAAGGTGAAATCATCGATACAGGAGGCTGGGGAGTCTGATGCTGTTCTTCGACTACGGAGAGCATCACCATACTAGGTTCGGTATGGCACTCAATACGCTCATCAAGCGTTCTTGGACTGCACAGATATACCACTACCGAGTAGTAGATGCCATCTTCCTAGAACGACTCGACCTCACGGTAGCAGAGAAGGCGGTCATCCATATGCGTACTACATCATTCGAAGTCGGTAGCCTCATCTCACCTAGCATGCCATTATGGAAGCGTGACGTTATCACTCCCAAGGACTTGTTTACGTCCGCATTGGATATGATGACTACATCAAACGAACTCAGCGAGCGTGACAAGAAACTGCTCACCAAGTCCATCATTGATGGTCCGAGTACGGTGACGATAGAGCGAGCAAGGCTACTGCCTTCTGACATCATAGATAAGATAATCCAGTGGAAGATGGTCGGATGCGTAGTTCATAAGGCTCCTACGACCAAACTAGGGGCTTCCTAGTATCCCAACGCTAGCGGGGCGTAGGGTCGCTTACGGAGTGGGGTGCGGCTCCCGCCCCTCACCCGCATAGGCATGGGCACTAGGGGCAGGCTAGCCGCCCTAGTCTATGCCGGTGAACGCTTGTTCACCTGTCCGAGCCTCTGCTAGCAGGGGCTAGGCTGTTACAAAACTACCCTCCAGTTATACAAGATGCCCGTTGCGATGTGTGCTACGTTGTACTACAATTAGGGGTCAACCACGACACCAACCCAACACACCAAGTATGAAAACCAAGACCATCAAGAACTCACTCGATAAGACCATCCTTCGGCTCATCGCCATGAATGGTATTACGAATGTCAACGACCTCATCCCCGCAGTCCGAGAAGACGGACTGGAGCACACCCAAGGCTATTGGGGTGACACCATCATCAAGATGGCCATCAGCCGACTCATCTGCCTCGGCTACATCGAAGCGACTGCCAGCCACGCTGACACGCTGAAGGTCAACGCAACCGTCACCCTCTAATCCGATGACCGACCTCATCCAATCCATCCTCAGCACCATCATCCTATTCAGCACCATCCTCACCATCATCTACCAGACCCGATAACATGACCCCCACGTTCACCCAACTCAATCAGCAACTCGGCAAACTCTACGAGGCCAAGGACAAGGCTCGTGACAAGTCGAACAATGCTTGGACTCGCAGGACTGACCTGCTCGAGGCACTCAGCCTCATCCCCACCGAGGAGCGTTACTTCAAGTATTGGAATGACGTCTGCTCCGAACTTCACGCCATCATGCTCATCAGCAAGTCGCTCGATGAGGAGACGAAAGTCATCAGCAATCAAATCACCGAGGTTCAGCATCAGATGCGTACGCTCTACCCGCCTACTCCCATCAAAATCCCGAAGTCCGTAATCAAGCGTTCGAAGGAGTATGATGGAGACGATGCTTAACCACCTCACTGCACCTTCCAATAACCATCACAATCTGCTATTCTATCCACCCAACCAACCAAGAACCACAACCACAATGAACGACCCAATCGACCCAGTCATCCTCAATCGCATCGTCAGCGACCTCGACGTGCTCGCTACGATGAGCAAGCGAATCAAGAAGCGAGCCAAGCAGATTCGCAATCTGCGTAAGGCGGCTCAGAAGGAGCCTCACCTCGCTGAAGGACTCAAGACGACCATCGAGACGCTATTCGCTGAGGAAATCGCTACCTTGAGCGAGGCCTGCGTCTCACTCAGTGACCTCGGCATGAACGCTACGGATGATGGCATCCAGCAGTTCGCTCACTACATCACCTCGCCTCGTAAGCGTAACAAGAAGGAGGCCACCAATGAAGGCAACTAAGACTGACCCGAAGGTGGTCGGAGTCTACTTCCAGATTATCGGAGAGACCGAGAAGGCTTATCTAGTCAGCCACCAGAGTGGTAACAACTGGATGCCCAAACGCTCATGTCACGGTCTATGGACTGACGGAGGCATCACCTTCGTATCCTACGTCGACATGTGGGTCATCGCAAAGGGATGCCTATGGGCACAATCAGATAAGAAGGTACGTCACCTCAGCACAATCGTATCACGATGAGACTCTATCCACGTAGGACTATCTATCCCAAACGAAAGTGCTGTAGCATCTGTCAGAAAAATATCAACATCCAGCAGTTCCCACTACTCGGGACAGGTCAACGTCATTCGTACTGCCGACCATGCCTATCCGAATACATGCGACAGCGTTATCACTACCTCAAGAAACGAGCCGTAACTACGTTGAAAGAACTCATGTAATCTGCTATTCTATCCACGCAACCCACAACCCAAATGATTAAAATCCCCATCACGCACGTCACCTCCGAGTTCGAAGACCGAATGAACGAGATGGCTACGAGCCTCAAGTCGCCAGCGGTAGTCCACGTCACTGGCATCTCCGTCAAGTACAACAACCACCTCAAGTGCTTCATCACCTACGTCCTCCTCAAGGTCGACTTCGAAGATGACCGTCACGAAATCGTAGAAATCAGCCGATGCAAGACGACCATGACCGTACACCTATTCGGTGGACCTCTCATCATCCGCACTGGCATTAGCGACTACGCTGACAACGGAATCGTCCAATTGAGCGACCGCTACATCGACAAGCATACCGAGTGGGAGTTCATGCGAGAATGGGTATCCCTATTCGGTTCGATGCCTATGATGTGCGACCTCGTCTGCTCCAACATCAAGTACACTGACGTCACCAACACCTAATTTCCACCACAACCATGAAACCCACCATCAAAACACAACCAGACGGCAACGTCTTTGTCATCATCGGAGTCGTCAGTAAGACTCTACGTCGAGCAGGCCTCGCTACCGAGCAGGCCGCATTCGATAAGGAAATCAGCGAATACACCAAGCGTAAGGATGCTACCTATCACGGCATCCTCGCCATCACCCACAAGTATGTCGATTGGGATACTTCCGCTTGGGACGAGGACGAAGAAGATGACGAGGAGGAATCCGAATGAACATCCGTAAAGATGACGGCACCTGCGGATGCGGTAGCGGTCAGCATCCCGATTGGGAGAATGACGGCTACGGAATCCCTCTCTTCCTAGCATGCCCTAAGTGCTGGGACAAACAGCGTAAGAAGTATCGAGTAGATGTATTCGAACGATATGAATGTGACGAACCCATCGAACCAGACGAATACTAAACCTTATGACCAAATCAAAGAAAGAACGTTATCCCAAGGATGGCATCATCGAGACCATCAACTGGCTCAGTGACTTCATCGAAGGATTAGAATACGAAGTAAGAGTGCTAGGACTACGACGTGACGCTGATTACTTCAGCAGGAGTTACCTGTATCTCATACGACAGAAGCACCGAATGAAAAAAGAGTTAGTAGTATTGGATGAACAGTACGTCAAGGACTTCGATGCGAAGTTCAAGGAGTACCATCTGATGCGTCAACCGTTCGACCAAGGAGGCAAGCACGTCCTTGATTGCCTTATCGAAATCACCAAGCGTGAGCGTAACATGCTCCGTCAGCAACTGAGCCAATTCCTATGAACCGAGAATGGGAATTCGAAGAAGTCGAAGTCCGTATTGATGACCACAGTTACTCCACCGAGGGCACTTACGATGCCGACTGGGTAGATAACGGTATCGGTGGTTATGAGTATTGGGGTGCTCGAGGTACGCATCATCAATGGGAATGGGAACTGCAGAACATAGCGTTCACTGCCTATGATGAGAACGGCAACGAAGTGCAGGACGAAGTCATCCGCAGGAAGATAGAGTCCTATTTGGATGGTCACCTATCCGACTTACTCTCTGATAAGGAAGCCCCCGAGAAGGAGTCTGACGATTACGAGGAGTAAGCATTAGCGGTCACGCATTCGGGCGTAGGGTCGGTTGCACTTCGGGTCGGTGTCCCAGCACCCGCCAGAGGAGCATCGACGCTACGCCCGCCTAGTGCGACCAAACTACCCCGTTGACAAATGTAGTTAGATGTGCTACAATGTAAGCGTAACCCAAACCCGAACCCACCACAAATGATAGCATCAGCCAAATGGAAACTGACCCTCAACGGTCATCACCGCAATCCACTAAGAGAGTGCCTCCGCAAGTTAGACAACCGAGAACTCTACGCAGAGTATCGCAAGTCACTGGAGAACAACCTCAAGCATCCAGTCCACAAAGCCTACTCCGACTTCCTCTGGGTGCTATGCGAAGCCCGAGGAATCATCACCACCAAATCCATCTCCCTATGACCATCGACGACTGCATCCTATCCAGCCAGCGACTGCTGGAACGACTCAACATCATCCCCGACTGCGACCCATCCCACGAAGTATGGGGAAGGCACTTCGACAACTGGGATGAGGAGACATTCGCTGAGGACCACGGACTCACCGATGACAACCTAGACCACCAGATACTAGAGTGGATGCTCCAGAAGGCTGACGACTATTACCACGATGAGTTCCGTGAGCCTAAGCCGAATGCGGTAGCAAAGAAGTTCATCAAGGCCATCTGGACTGCAGGACTCCACAAGGGCACTTACGATGAGCACACCATCGAAGAGTATCCGTTCATCAAGAAGGAAGTCGCTAAGACGCTACCCGAAGGCACTAGGACGATGACCTTCAACAGCAGGACTGGACGCACCACTCACCGAGTCATCAAAGGAGGCAAGTGGGTACGAGGTTAACCGACTCGTCACCATCTGTACAATCCAACTTACATCTGTTATTCTATCCACCCAACCCACAACACAACATGCTAAACCAACGCCAACTCAAGAAAGTCACCGAGTTCGAACTCGACGGAGTCCGCATCGTACAGAGTTACCACTACGAGAACAACTTTGGTAACACTCAAATCTGGGTCGACCTCAAGTCGGGCTACAACTTTGACGGATGCAGTTCATGCGTCTCGGATAACGAGGAGGGCAATCGTGAGATGTACCGACTCCTCATGTCCGACCTCGAGCAAGTAGTCAAAGGTGACTGCTACTAGAACCACTCGTCACCACCTAGACAATCCAACTCGCATCTGTTATCCTATCAACGCCAACCACAACCCAACCAAATAACCACCATGATGTATCCACCTCACTTCAACAACGAGCAGAAACTCAATGCTCATCACGCTATCCAGAAATGGGTAAGCAAGGACACGCAGAAATGGATGCGACGTTCTGTCCGTCCGAGCGACCAGTATTACCGAGCCGAGTCACTTCACAAGGAAGTCATCAAACTCGCATCGATGCTCGAGGAACTCGCCACCGCCATCAAGGAGAACGCCTAAGATGGAGAACGAACACGAATTCGCAGGAGCCAAGTTCAAAATCGTCAACGGCATCATCCAACTCAACAATCAATCTCCCACCAACAACACCAACATGAGCACCAACGAAACCAAGAAAGAAACCAAGAAGGATAAGAAGGCCACCCCGACCATCAAGGTCGCCAAGCCAGTCAAGTCCACCAAGTCCGTCCCCATCAAGCCGACCAAGAAGGCCATCAAGCAGGAGGAAGTCGCTGACGACAACGTGACCGCTACGGCGGTGCAGGAAGTCGAGGCGGCTCCCACCCCCGCAGATGACGCAACCGACGCTGAGGGCAAGCAGGAAGCCCCGAATGACCAGCCCAGCACGAAGCCGAAGTCCAAGCGTGAGCGTAAGACGGATATCATCCGTACCATCAAGGCTCCGTTCGACCCGATGGCTGAAGGATGGAAGCCGACCTGCAAGTTCGGTACGGCTATGAAGCGAGCCAAGAAGTGGCTCACCCGATGGAAGGGTAGCAAGGACGATGAGAAGAAGGCTCGCTATTACCGAGCCGCCATCGGATTCGTCACCCGAGCCATCGAGAAGGCGAGCAACGAAGTCGAGACCAACGAAGCCAAGGAACTCAACGAGGCCATCACCAATGCCTAAGGCTCACAGGGCAATCCTCATCGACGCCCATACGATGACCATCCGAGAAGTCCGAGTCAGCGGATTGGAGGATTACTATCGGGAGATGAAGGTCGAGCGAATCGAGCATGCTATCTGGCTCGATGCAGAGACGCTCATCTACGTCGACGAAGAAGGACTCATCAACGGCACTACGGTAGGCTTCACGATGAACAACGGTCAGTGGGCAGGTAGCGGACTCGTCACCGCCATCAACCGTAAGACTGGTTCATCCAAGGACCTCAAGGAGAAGTGGACTGCAGAAGGGCTGATGAGGAAGGTGCAGTTCTATTCCATCTGATAGACCTAAGCCTCGAGTAACATCGGGGCTTAGTTGTAGGCTACTAGGCTAGCCTCCCTAGGGTCGGTCTATGCTCGGGCGGGGGCTGGGACACCCCCAGAAGGACAAATGGGCGCTAGGGGCACGCTAGGGGGCGGTATTTAGGCCTTCTTCTGGCACCCGCACCCTGCATTTGAGGCTGGAGTGGGTATGACGTGCATCCCACATAGCCCAGCCAATCGAGATGACTAGTATCCCACCTACCGAGTAGCCGAACCATGAAGCCGTGATTATCGTAGGGATAAGCATAGGTAGCAGGATGACCGAGCCACCTACTAGGATGCACAGACCTCCAGCCTTACTAGGCTTACCTATGAGTGAGCCTGCTACTAGGAGTCCTACTCCTGCTAGTAGTACGATAGAGCCTAGCCACTGGCAGGTCTTCGTTATCGAACTGACCATAGTAGCCATCCTCTCCTCCTCCTTCTCCTGCTTGTGCCTCTGCTCCATCAGTATCATACGCTCCTTCAACTCGGAGTTCTCCTTGTCCTTTAGTTCTACCTTCTGCCAGATAGCATCCGTATCCGCATTGACCTTGGATGCCTTATCCTTCTCGGCCTGTAGTAACTTCGGGTCTATCTTTGCTCGGACATACTCATCTACCTTGGCACTCAGCGGAGGCTTCACCCCAGCGAGCCTAGTAATAGTGAGTTCAATCAGAGGACGGTGAGGTGGATCCACTCTGACTGCGGCGGTCAATGCGGCTCCTGCATCAGCGACCTCGGACTCTATCTTGTCTATGTACTTATCCTTGTCCTCGTTCTTTACGACTTGGACGACTGGCGTCGCTTCTTCTTTCGCTTTTTCCTGCGTGGTACTACAGCCGCTAAGACATCCAGCAATAATGAAAGCCCATCTAACCATGAGCGTTCTTTCTTGTTATCTTCATCGGGCATTTAGTTTCCCTAGCCTCCCGATGAGGAGTTCTATTAATTCTGGAGCGACAGCACCCGAAGTCGAGCAGATGATAGACTTGTAGAAAGGACTCAACTCGCTTCCGTGCGTAGCGAAGAATGCTAATACGCCTACTATCGCACCAGCGATTATACGTCTTATCCATATGACGAGGGACGAGTTCCTGTCGGTCAGTAGCATCCGAGCCGCCATGCCAGCCGCACCTAGCAATGCGATAAGCCATCCACCTCGCTTGAACTCGGTGAAGGCCGACTGAAGGTCTGACCCTTCTTGGCTCACTTAGTGACTATGGAATACCAGATGGCAGTCAGTTTCTCGCCATAGCGAGCACCGACATAGACACCACCGATGAAGCCGACAGTTATGAGGAATAGCGTGAGCATAAATTAAGCAGGGCGAAGGCTGATACGGTAATTGACTCCACCGATAGTCACAAGGAGGTCAGCCGTATTGGTGCCTCCTGTGTGGGATGCCGTTTGGGTAGGATTAAAGACTAAGCCGTTAAATGACATTCCGTTGCCATCAATCTTAATAGCCGCAGTAGCGTCTGGTGCAGTACCGATTCCGACCTTGCCGTGCTGGTCCACGACGAAGCGAGTTGAGTCTGGGGTAGTGCTATCCTCAACCTCGATGGCGTTGCCAGTTCCTTTTTGGGTCACACGAAGTGCCGCATTAGTGGTCGTCGTGTCGATAATCTGACTAGAGGAAAATGTATTCGTCAGATTTGAAGTCGCACAGTAAAGGTTAGCCCCTCCAGATTTATAGGACAACTTTGGAGAAGTTGCATTAGAAATCCAGATGTCACCGTTTGAGGCTAACGCTGGAGCAGTGTCGCATTGACCCCCAATGTTAATGCAAGGGGTGGCTACACCAAGCGTAGCAAAGTTGACCTTGCCCGTAAATGTAGTACCGTATTTCGATGCGAATCCCGAAGCATACTGTGATTCTATGTAGAAGTTCCTAGGTACGTTAGTGAGTGAACCGTTCGCATCCGTACAGATAATCCGGTCATAATATCCCAACTCCCTTATCTTGTCCGACAAGGTGACGTAAATGCCTTCTTTAACTACTAGAGACCTATTTTCTGCAGTAAGTATTCCAGAATGCACACTGCGTCCAGCACCCATAAGCACGTCCGCATTTGCATAAGGACTACCGCTACCTATTAGTTTCCACCCTCCAGAACTACCACCATGCGAAAGCGTGTTTAATGCATCCTGCATATTCGCATACCCGCTAAGTCCGATATTGACGGAAGTTCCTGCTACATTCCAACTACCAGAAGACATAGTACTATCAAACGCTACGGAGTATCCGTTGTAGTCTGCTCCATCAACAGGAGACTGCACCTCAAGGGTTGTAGTTACGTCCTGTGCAGAAAATCCGTCATAGTAGGTAAATGAAAACTGTCCAGAAGTGGCTGGCTGATTTATGTCTCTAAATGAAGAAGCGGCTATAGCGTTCATCTTCCAACTACTCCTGCTTTCGTACCCAGCATCGACAAAGCCTTCCGTGGCGTACCCAATTAGGTTACCAGAAGTAAGGTAAGCCTGCGTGGTAACCCACGATTCCGTAGCGTAGCCAGTAAGGCTAGGAGAAGCGGATTGCTCAGTCCAATAACTAGGATGCGTTATGGGACCATAACCAGCCGCACCTACAGAGGAGTTAAACCTGTAAATGCGATTACCCTCAAGTACCAAGTCCCCACCAACATACATCCTAAAGTTGTCGTAGTTAGTAATCTTAGAACCGCTAACCGCAGTACCTACAAACGTCTCCGTAGCCAGCCCTGCGAGAGCACTTGAATCAATATACCCCTGCGTGGTGACGAAGGATTCCGTAGCCAGCCCGATTAACTGAGAAGACGTGACGAACGGATTAGCCGCAGAAGGCGTATCTGAGGATGATATAGCACCCGCTACGTCCGTTCCGAATTTGGTTACTCCAAGATTGAGCCAGATGTTGTTGAGTTCGGAACCAGTAGGATTCTGAGTAGCATCCCTACGGACAAAGCGAGCATTGGCGGTAGCCTCACCTAGCGGTGCTTCAAGGACCAGAGGCACTAACGTAGCCGAGTCTATTACATCTGCCCATATAGACACAGGAACCTGCAGGACAGTCTGCTCGCCTTCAGTAGTAAGGACGTTTACTTCTAGTATGCTATCCTTCGTCTCTTGTCCTGCTAGGAACGTATGAACCTCTGGGGTGTTTAGCGACAGGCTCCCATACACTCCCTTTGCGGATATAATAGACTCCGACATAACCGTCGGGAATATATTAGCAGAGAAGGTAATGTCCCAAGTAAACTCATCCGTCTTCGTGACTCCTACGACTTCATCTGGATTGGCTAGTTTGCTACGGATTAGGGTTCTAAGGTCAGCCGCTGATATGGTTACATCCATAGACACCGTCCCGACTATCGGCATTGTCCCGCCAGACTGCCTATATATACCTAGGTTTATGTATCCTCCAGATGGGTCATTAGAAATCGATATACGCTCTACCTTTGAGCCATCAGCGAATGGGACTATCGTATCTACAACAGAGACTGCGGTAGGCAATTGCGTCCAAGTATCGCTAAACGCTATGACCGACTGCGTAAGATGGAGGAAGACGGACTGTTCCGTAGCCGAGTCTAGCGGAGTAAGCCTAACAAACGACTTCGGGAATAGACCATCCGCATTAGCGGTTATGGCTCCGTGCGTGAGTCCAGAGTTCCATCGGACCATAAAGCCGTCACCAACCGTATTTACCGTCACCCCATCCTCGCTAGCAACAGAAGCCAGAGCATTTAGTGCCGTCTGTATTTGAGTGTTCGTAGCATTATACGGTATGTCGGATGTCTCCTCCCCAGAGTATCCCAAAGTAAACGTACCAGATATGGGATTAAGTTCTCTAGTCCCTATCCCTACCTTTATCGTGCTACCAGAAGGGAAATTCGTCTCAGAGAGTACTCCATCTATACGCTTAAGGACGTGTATCTCCATCTGTGCCGTATCGCCCTGTATGAATTGCAGGGGCTTAGGCGTAGATTCGCTACCGGGTCCTTGAGTGAGCCGATTGCTTTCCAAGTCTATCCATAGAGTATAGGGTCTAAACGCCATTGGTGTAGGCGTAGCGTCCCTTATTTAACTTACGGACTCAACGTAAAAATCAATCACACGCCTAGCCTGCATAGCATCTAGTTTGTCTTCGTCCCATTTTATGCCCCCTAGTTTGTACACCTTGAATAGCCCTATTTCACGCTCTAGGTTATCATCGGATAACGATGCGGTAACGCTTTCCGTATCCGAGCCGTCCTCAAACGTTATGGTATAGGTTTCCTGTAGTTGGGCATCCGTAGTCTTCGTGCAATTACCCTCCTCATAGGTTATCTTTATGTCATAGGTCTTACCTTTATACCAGCAATCCGTGCAGGAGTTTACTACGTAGGCATATACGGTTAGGTCTAAATCCTGCCTAAACCATCTCCTAGTGTATTCGTCCGTCTGTGGACAGAAGGCTAGGAACTCAGTATACGGCTGAGGGTCATCGAAGTACTTTGCTAGGTCAAATGGAGGTACCGAAGAGTCGTGCTGATTGTCCCTAGCCTTCAGACTTCCTCCTCCGTAGAACTGCGTAGATCCATTCCTAGGCAGGTCAGTAGGCAGTACGTCCATGCCTGTCTCCTTGTAATACAGTTTAACGTTAGGCTGGCTATTAGGGAATCTATTCCATTCAACGTATCCTTCCGATTCTGGGGTCCAATCTGGGTCCTTTTCTTCAAACTCCGAACGCAACTCTCGCACTCCTATTAGGGACATAGAGTCTATATACTTAGTCCAGAACTTCTTTTTCCCATCAGAGGACTGCCCTGCGGGCTGATACACCTCTACCTCATCTACGACTATAAACTCCTTATCGGGAGGGTATGGAGGAGCGGTTCCGATTACGTAATAGGGAGTACGTGCACCCCAATACTCGCCTTGGTAAGACGGGAAAGCGAATGGGTCATACCATCCTGTACCCCAATACCTACGCCATCCTTTGCATTCAAGTGTGATGTATATGTAAGAGTCTCCTACTGTAGATGCTATTCTTACTACTCTAGTTGGATGCGACTCTGGATACCATACCCCATCCGTCTTACGAAATACGGGCAATTCATTGTTGTCGCTACTCATGGAATTGTACGAAGCCCATTTTAGCCAAGCAGCACTAGTAGCCCCATGCTGTCCTCCGTACAGAGGCTGAGGAATCTTATCCTTATGCGGATGCCAAGGATTAAGGATAACGCCCCATGCTCGACGACCACTCATGTAGCGGCATACCAGAAGTATTGAGCAGGACTCTGTCCACACTTTATACGCTCTACTCCGTTGGATAGCGTAGCAAATTGAGCCACAGTAATGCTTTCCTCTTGTGCTGGCTCGTCATCGTATTCTCCGTCTACTCCCTCTACTGCCTCCTTCTTCGCCTTGTAATCTATGGTCGCTATAAGCAGGTATGCTTTGTCGTCATAGTTACCCTTGCTTTCCTGCTGGTCTACTATGATTAGCGGAGTCTCTCCATCCTCCTTAGGGAAAACGTACTGCGTCTGGCTACCTTCCCCTTTGACTTCCAGCCACACAGACCATTTGCCTTCAGTTGATACGGTCCTTTTAGGCTTAGGGTTTGAGTTTATCTTCTCGCCTTGGAACTTAGGAACGTAGTTGTTTACGGTAGCAGGCCAGACTACGTAAGAGTATCCAGTTATCTCATTACCATCTGCATCCGTATTCTTGGTATAGACTATCTGCCATGGGTGATATTCTACTACTGCCTTAGCGGAACGACGACGTGGTATGTCTACCTCAATGAGCGTACCGCCAGCAGTCTCTGAAGGACGGACCGAGCCAGAGTGAATACCTGTCCTGCTCTGGTCTAGGTATTGCCCAATTTGGTTTAGCCTATTTGCGGATATAGACTGAGAACCGGGTTCGAAAACTCCAGTCCTACTAGGCCTATCTTTGTGTATACCCATTAGTCCTTTTCGCCAGATTTGTAGATGAAACTATTCCATCCAAGTACTCCACCGAGAGTAAGGTCGTAACTTATCTTATAGACCTTTCCGTATTCTTCCACGTTTACGCCAGCGACTAACCAGTTTCGAGGCTGGTAGTAACCTTCCTCGCCAGCGTTGTTCATCAACCGAGCAACCGTAAATATCGCCCACGTCGGCAGGAGAGGTATGCCCCCTATTTCTCCGCTGACGGTAGTCTTACCTATGGCTCCTACTATCTTATTCGTGATTAATGCGGTGCGTGTATACATTACGCCCTTAACGGTAATCGTAGGAGAATAGTAACTCTTAACCCCAGCCATTACGTTCTTCTTCTGCTTGGCTGAAGGTCCAGTACCTACGGTTGTGAGTAATGAGAACTCTTGAAAGACTCCCTTCTTGTCATCCTTAGTAATCTCCCCACTTACGGCATCTACGAAGATAGCCCCATTTAAGGCCGCAGAAGGCTTCCCGCCTATCTTAGTCACGAATTCGTTGTGGGTGTCTATCGGGTCAGTAGTAGAACCGACTGAAATCTGTATCTGTGGCTCTGTCCTTATGCCAGTCTCTATGCCTACGTAACTTGCATCTATATCTAGCAGTCCTCCCTTTCTGGTAGTGGTTTGAACCTTCCAGCACTTAAGACGCTCGTCGTGAGGATGCTGGTCCCCTTTGAGTGGTATCTTCCCTGCGTCATCTACGGAGCAGGTAAAGTTTACGGAACCCTCCATTAGCCCGAACCCGTCATTAGATATAGGCCATTTAGCCTGCGTAGCCATCCCTGCCTTACCCTTTACTATCTTGGCGATAGGGGCGTATGATTGAGCCTTCGTGCTACCAGTGGATGTTTCGCTCATCGGGATAAAGGAGATTTGTTCTTAAGGATGTCTACCTGCTCTTGGGTTAGACGCAACTGTTCCTTGGCTACGTCTAGGCTAGCGGTCGCTACGGCTAGGCTAGGGTCGTATCCACCGCCTACGAGGCCCCCACCCCCAACGGAAGCCATACCCGACACTCCGAAGGACGCACCGCTACCTCCACCCTTGCCTCCGACTCCTGCCTCATCGGTTATAGACTCGGTGTCTCTACGAGCGAGAGGTGCAGGCTTGTCGTCCTTTAGGGAACCCATCGTAAACGCATGCCATGATGCTTGGAATGCGTCCCAAGACTTATCCGCACCCTTCGCACTAGCGATGGCGACTTGTCCAGCGACTCCGCCTACCGTACGAGCCATGCCTGCGGATTTACGACCACTTTCTGCAATCCCTCCCATTCCCGGTACGTAGTCAGCCATATCCGAAAGCATATCCAGAAAGTCCGCTAGTTTGTTCATCGCCCACATGACCGTCCCAGCGATAAACGTTACCATCGTCGTTATCCCAGCCGCCAATGCGGATACTATCATCCCTAACAATCCGACTATTATCATAGCGACTGGCTTAAGCATGCTGAGTAACCCATCCCACGCATCGCCTAATTCGTCCGATGCTTCTATCTGAGCCTTGCTCATAATGGCGGCTTCACGGAACGAATTGGCAAGTTCCTCGGTGCTCATGGATAGCATAGCCATTATGTCCATAGACGATTTGCCGAATGCGGCAGTCAGCCTGTGCATAAACTCGGTCTTGTTCCCTGCCTTATCTAATGCTTCTGATAGTCGTAGAATAGCAGTCTGGGCATCTATGCCACCCGACTTGATTTCTTCCATCGTAAAGCCTAATGCTAGAAGGTCATTGACTGCGGCCTCGTTCTTAAACGCATCAGCAAACCCTTTCTTAAACGACTTAATGATAGTCGCTATGTTATTCATCTCTAATCCTACTTTCTTGCCAGCCGCCGCCATACGCTGGAGGGAATCAGAGGATACATCAAAACGCTTCGACATATCAGAAATCGCCTTAGCCTCATCGAACGCTCCCTTGATAAAGCCCATAACCTGCATCGCTATGGCTATCGGACCTAGAGCCGATAGCATAGAGTTCCGAAGGGACGTGGCAAAGGAACTAGCATAACTAGATGCGGCAGCGGCTCCCGACTTGAACTGCTTGGCATCGAGTCCAAGCATAACCATTAGTCTGTTCATTTGGCTTCTTCCTCTTGTGGGTGTTTATCTAGGTATTCCTGTATGACCATCCGCTGTAATTCGGCTTCCAAATCGCTGGACATTATATCCGCTTCGGCACCTTCGGTTATGCCGATGCACACATATACCCAGATTATCTGCCCTTCAGCGGAATGAAGTACTTCCTTTAGAGGCATCCCGTACTTGACCATCGTAGCCACGACGTTGGCTACCCACGGCACTCCTCTATCTTCTCCGTCCTTTTCGGCTTTCTGTAGTACTTCTGGCCATGCACAGGACTCCTTTATGTGCTGTCTCAACCCTGCGATAGCGTATGCGTAATAGGTGTTGGATATGCTTAAGAGTCCCCACTTCATTCCATCCAGCATAGATGGCTTAGAGCCTACGATTTCGTCCACGCTGTCCGATGACATTACCCTTACGGCTAGCATCAAATCAGATGGGGAGACATTACCTCCGAGGATTATAGGAGACTTCATCTCCTCCAGCACTATCCGATGAAATAGGCTAAAAGGGCGAAGCCGCCTACCCAGAAGGTGGCGGCTCCTCATGCCTAGGAAAGCCGTTGTGAACTTGGAGTCCACTTACGCTATCTGCTCGTACTTAACGCCCTTGAGGGATAGTTTGGTAAAGCCTTTCGCCTCACCACGACGCTCGACTTCCTTGATAATCCAAGACACGTTACGGTAAGTAAGCGTATCTCCGATGGCGGGGTCGTAAGAACCACCGACAGGCACGAAGCCCTCTAGCGAGAGTTCCTTAGTCATATCATCCATGTGCATGGCGATAGTACGACCCTGCTCATCGAGGACGACTTCATCGACTCCCGGTTTCTCGGAGACGGAATAGGAGGAGACGGTAATACCAGCCTTGCCATCGACTCCGAAAACGTGGGCGGTGCCTTTAGTTATAGCGGACATAGTTTATGAAGGCGTAGCGTCCCTATTCGGGAAGACAGCAGAAGACTTCGTAGTGCAGTATTACCCCTAATTTCTGCTCGTCTTTGGCCTCCTCTACGCTCTCAAAACATAGAGCATACAGGAAGCCAGAGTCCGATTCCCATGCGGTCTTAATGAGATTGAACTGCGAAAGGCTGGCCTCTACTAGTTCTGTCATCTCCCGATGAGAGTCTAGGGTGCCTTCGTGGATGTCGGTATAGATGTGGACATCCAATTTGACGGAGTAATTGCCGTAATGGTCTATGCCTAGGTCGGATGCCGTAGCCGATGGTGCGTAGGCGATGACCATGCTATTGTGGTCTTTCTGCTCTAGTTCCTGCCCGAGTAGCACAGGGTACGTAATGTCTGTCACGGATTGCAGGTATGCCTTAATCTTCTCCTCGGTTATGGTCCGTATGTTCATTTTGAGTTCTTGGCTGTTTTAGCGTTAGACGTATTTATCTGCTTCTTGAGCCAGATGGCGAGTTTATATCGTAACTTAGCGGCTCGTATGTTGAAGGCTAATTGGACGACATTGAACTTGGCTCCCAATCCATACTTGTTCCCTATGTGATTTACTAGGGTTATGGTAGGGGTGGCATCGGACTTCGTATTGTCCGCACCTCCAGCCGCCCTCCGTGGCTGTGACGATACCCAAGCAGGCATAGTAGATGGGAACTTACCAGCGACCTGCTTGGCGGCATGTGCCCACTGAGCCTTCATAAGACCTATGTCCCTCCATGCGGTCTGGGTTACGGATTTGATAGTAGACCTATCACGGACGTAAAAGACCTCGTTATGGTTCTTTACCTTTAGCCTACCTTGGACTCGTTTGGAGTTACGGAAGGACGGGCTTACGCTCTTTATGATAGTACGCTTTACGTTCCCAGAAGGCGGCTTGTGCTTAAACATCCGCTTGAACTTCTCGTACGCTACATCTGGATTCTTGCTCTTTAGTAGTTTGGCTACGGCAGGAGGATACTTCTTAAAGTTCTTGGACTCCTTTAGGGCCATAAAGTCCATAAGGTCATCGTTATGGGCTATGGTGCTAAGAGGGATAGTCCACATAGGCTTAAAGACTCTGTCGGTCTCACTCTTAATCGTACGCATGGCTACCTTCTTCGCCTGCGGAGTAAGGCCACCGCCACCTCCTTTCTTAAATGGAGGGGTGACTATCATTAGGGCTTCAGCCATACCTACTGACTCCTCACGTAGCAGAGCACCCAAATCCTGCTTCGCCTCAGGCCACCATTGACGGAGGGCGGCTAGGTATTCCGTAGGGTCGCACTCTACCTCTACGGAGCGGGTACGAGTACCGCCCATCAAGGAGGTGAGGAACCTACTCATTGTTCATTCGGAATACCGCCCAAGGAGAGCCTTCCTTGCAGGTAACCTCTTTGATACGCATTACGCCATCAAAGCCTACGATGCTGGCAGGCCTGCCTATCCACGCCTTCACGTCCGTAAAAGGCCGCCATGAGGCAGGCAGAGGGGTAGAACGCAGTACCTTTACTTCGACTACGATGTTGTCTACGACCCCACCCTCCTCAAGGGACTCGGAAAGCATAGGGTCTCCGATTAGTCCATTCGTTTCTGCGGTGGTGCTGGGGGCCTCGCCCAATGCTGGAAGCGACCTAAAGGTGACGCTACGCCCGAAGTCTATAAGGAATTCAGCCGCATCAGAGGCCATCTCTTGGCGTAGGTCTTCGTTCATATCATTGGCTGGTCGTCCACTTATTGCGGGAGAATAGAGAAGTCCAGCGGTCCTTGTCTGCCTGCCTCGTAGCCATGACCTTTAACGCCTCCCATTCGGTCAGTTTCTTACCCGATAGGACACTACCAGTCCTACTCCATCCAGCCTTACGTCCTCTTGTCTTGGGCTTATTCATCGGCTTTCTTCTTTAGGAACGCAAGGGTATGCCCTATTCGGAAGGCATTACAGGCCTTGTCATGGAACATGAACTTGGATGGAGGCAACCCCAAGACGGACTGCAGACGCTTTACCCGCTTGTTGATTGTGGATCTCGGTACGCCTAGTTGCCTAGACAATTCACGCTGGGCTGGCGGTTCTCCCAATCCTAGGACGATACGGACTACCTGTGCGTGGAGCATAGCGGAGTCGTTCTTGTGAGCAGACTCCATCACCTCCATAAAGAAGTGGATAATCCGTATCATCTGGGAGGTCTGTATGTCCTCCTTAAACTCCTTAGCCGATTCCTTTGAGTACTCTAGGATGGCCTTCTTTATCAGCCCCGCTTGTGAATGCTCATCGGTATCTATCGTCTGCTCGTCTAGTTCCCGATTACCTCCGATAGAGGGGTCACGCATAGTGCCTAGTCCAGCACCGAGACGCTCCAACTCGGCCTGCACTTTCATTGGCAGACCTTGGAACCACACTCGGAAGCGTGTCTCGTAGTCCATGCAGGTTATTATGTGTAAGGGCTGGTTATCGCAAGAAACAAGAAGGGGTGAGGCCAACAAGCCCCACCCCTAGCACAACACAACACGAACCCGAACCCGAATTAGACGTCGACGACGACTCGCTTGAGCAACTTCTCATTACCGACAGCCACTCCGTAGAGGAGGGTAGCGGTGATACGATAGAAGCCCAGAGGCATGTAGTAAGAACGGAGTTGGATGGACAGACCCGAAGTGCGGTCCTGCACCGTGACGACTTCACCGTAGAAGTTCTGCGGTTCAGCAGGAACTCGAGCGGCGATGATAATCGCATCCTTGTGACCAGCGAAACCGACAAGGTTCTTGGAACTAGCGGTGTTCGCAGGGATGGAGTTATAGGTCTGGAGGCCGAGACCGAGCAGTTCGGGAATACGACGCTCACGGATAGGCTCCGCACCACCGTAGTTTAACTGCTTCTGGAGGGCATCATTCTTCAGCAGGGCTGCGAAGATAGACGGATTGTGGATGAAGAAACGCTCCATCGGGCAATTGACGAGGTCCAGAGACTTCTGGAGGTCAATGAGGTGGTCGATGGTAAGGGAGGCTTCATCAGCGATATCGACCTGAGCCGCACCAAAGTTGGTAGCGGTAACGAGGCCCATAACGTCATCCATCATAGCCTTGACGATAGAATGACTGACAGGCTGGACGAACAGACGCTGGAGGATGGGCCAGCCACCCTTGGACAACTGACCGTCATCGAACTCGATGGTCTTCTGCTTGTGCTTATTCAGCGTGATGACTCGCTCGGTCGATTCGACGGCATCGGGGAGGTAACCACGATTGCCAGAACCTTGGTCGAAGTCCTTAGCCGCAGAAAGGTCCGAGGCGATGCGGGTCGTGACGGTCTCACCACGAGTGGCGATGTCAGCGGTAAAGTCCCGAGTAAAGGAATTGACGAGAGGGAACTCCAGAAGGAAGTTCTCGAGGGTCTGCTCTGCGAGAGCATGGAGGGTAATGCCTCCGAGGTTGTTTGAAGATGCGACGTCAGGCATGGTAGTGTATTAGGTAGAGGTTAGTGGATTAGAGCATATTAGAACGGTTGTTCTGATAGAAAGCGTTACGGTCCTTGAGGTCCTTAATCGCCTTGTACTGAGTCCAGAGTTCGTTGCGAAGGACGGCAGGGTCTTTCGAAGCGACAGGAGTAGCCGAGGTGACGGCGGTAGCCTTGACCCCGACAGAGGCGAGAATCTTAGCCGCCTTGCTGGAAGCGGATGCTTCAGCAGACTTGAGCGTAGCGGACTCAGCCTTGACGGATTCCATTTCAGCGGAAATCTTGGCGAGTTCCTCAGCCTTCTCAGCGAGAGCCTTTTCGGATGCTTCGTGCTTCTCGTTAATGGCGACTATAGCAGTCTCCATCTCTTTGCACTTCGACTCAAGGGAGGCGATGGACTCGATGGAGGCTTGGAGTTGTTCTTCGATGGTCATAGTATTGGGATTGGTATCAAGTAATCTTGCGGATGAGGGCAGTCTTACTCTTGGTCAGATGCGTGACAAGCCCATTATTGGATGCCGCCTTACCGCTAAAGACCTGCCCTTCCATGGCATCGTCGAGCACCCGCTTGCGTACCCCAGTGACGGAGGACTTGAATTGAGCGTGGATGCCGTCTATTTCCGATTGGAGATTAGCCCTCTGGTCGGTGGTCATAGCCGTACCAGCCAGCCCAGCCGCCTTGAACTTGCCAGCCGAAATAACGTCTATGGAGATGCCAGCCTGCTTGTAGGCCTCGGTAAGATTAGGTACTGCCATGTAGACCCCGATAGAGCCTACCGTAGCGGACGGAGAGGCATGGAATTCGCTGGCTTGTGAGCCAATCCAGTAGGCCGCACTACAGGCTTCCCCATCAGTAAATGCGACAGTCCGCTTCTTGGATTCACGGATAGTGCTAGCCAATTCTGGGACTCCAGTGACCGTACCACCGGGTGAGTTGATGTCTAGGAGGATGGACTTTACGTCCTTATCGTCATTGAAAGCGTCTATTGCCGACTCGACATCCTTGCAATCTACGCCTCCGCAGGCCTTTTCTAGTGGGGATAGGTGCTTCCCTATGACTCCATGGATGGGGACTACGCCTACGGAACCCTGCTTATAAGGCTTAGGTCGCTCGCCAAATACCATAGTCAGAAGGTCTGGACCAGAGTTCATGTGACGCTCAATTATCTCAGCCATAGCGGATGCTCGGCTGGGGTCGATGAGGAGAGGCTCTATGCCTCTTAGTGGTTTGTGTAGGAAGTTTATCATTAGCCTAAATTGATTTTTGCACCGCCAATAGTAACCCAGCCAGTCTTGCCATCGGCTTTCATTTCTTTGGCTATCTTTGACACCTCAGCACGACCCTTACCGCCTTGGGACTCCTTCCATTTGCCTTTGCGTCCAAGTTTAGCGGTCTTGGCTTGGGCATCGGTCTTCTGGGTAGCGTTTTGCTTTTTTTCTATTCGTGCTATCTTCTTATCCTCATCGTCATTTTCCCTATCGGAGACGGGTCCATAACGCTCTTGTTTAATCTGGTCTGGCGTCATCTTTTCGTGACGCTTTTTAGCGTCTTTGTTTATACGCTTTATGTCAGCCTTCGTATTGCGTTGAAGTTGCTGTACTTCTTGAGCATCTAGGTCTTTTCTAAATCCATCAGGACCACGCTGGGCTAGCAGTTTGTCATTGGACATACCCCTAATACGCTTATCCTTGTCGTTGGCTAACTTTTCCGCAAATGCAGCCTTGGTCTTATTTTGACTTAGTTTTTCAAATGCGGCTCTAGTGCGTGCTTCCTTTTGGCCTTTTTCGGCTTCATTAGTCTTTCCGAAAGCGTCTTTCATAGGATTGGGCAGTTAATCAAGCATTGAGGGGTTAATCATCGGGTCCATACCTTCGCACATCTTCCAGCATTCGTCAATCGAGTCACCGTAGTGCTTCTTAGAAATTGAGTAGAAAGGTCCATTTCCCTGCACCGCCTTACCCCACGGAGTGTCGTAAATCCATGGTCGGATGCCTAATCCTTGTAGGTATTCCCATATATCATCGGTCTTCCACGCTCGTAGCGGGTGGCACTGCCATCCAGCCTCATTCTTGTAAATGTCCTTGGGGACGCAGTTTTCTTGGGTTCTACGCCCATAGACCATAAGCCCATACCCATGGCGTTTGGCGTACCCTTTGACCGTAGCCTGCTGACGGACGGCATACGACCACGCCTTAACCTTACTGTCGTTGGAGAAGATTATGTCCCGATGACGGCGTAGCCAGTCTATGTTTAAGGAGTATCGGTAATCACAATGGAGTCCTATCTGTGCTCCTATGCCTTGGGTATCAGCGTTCTGCTTGGCGAAATAGAAGGATACCTCGCTTACCGCATCCTTACAGCCCATCGAATAAGCGATATGGGACATGACGATGGCATCCTTCCCACCGCTGTATGCGATGAGAGGACGCTCACCTAGGGCTAACGCCCGACCTAGTATCTCCTTACTTTCGCTTACGAGGCTGGCTATTCGGCTCATCTATGCCACGGTCAGTCTGAATAGGCTCAACGTCAACGTCAGACTTGGAAGGTACGTCTTGGGCTTCTTCTTCGTACTCGTTCTTTTCCTTTGGCTCATCGCCTACGATTACTTCCTCGCCTTCGACTACCTCCTCGACTTCCTCGCCCTCGACTTCCTCTTCGGATTCGGCTTCGGCTTCCTCGCCTTCCTCGATTTCCTCGGCTTCTTCGGTTTCTTCCTCGTCCTCTATCGGGAACTGCGGGTTTGGGGTCGGAACGCCAAAAGGCGGCTTATTCTCGCCCTCTACGTTGCCCGTAGCGTCGGTTTTACCGTTTGCGGGGGCTGGGACACCCGCAGGCATAGCACCGCCAGCAGGGTCAAATGGGTTGGGAGCCATGGTAGCCTTGATGCCACTAGCCAACTTGTAAATGGAGGTAGGGTCGACTCCGTACTTAGCGGCTATCTCGTTAATCATCTTAGTCTCCTTCGCCTTGCGTTCAAGTTCGGCTCTCACGTCCATACCTCTAGCCGCATAAGAATCGGCTAGCGTGCCTAGGCCGAATTCGATGTCGCTACGCTCTTGGTCACTCTGACGACCAGCGTCTACGGTGACTCGACAAGGGGTAGTAAACGTAAACTTGTTCCAGTTATCTACCTCCTCAAGTTCTCCTCGGTTTATAGCATCCGCTATGATGTAGGTAATCACAGGACGGATAAAACGGTTAATGAGGATGTTCTGCCTATGCTGGAAGATGCGGTCAGCCTTCGCTACGACCAGTCGGACTGAGGCACCGCCAATCTTGGAAGGGTCAGCGATAAACTCGTAGGGCATAGCACCCTGCGATGAGTCACGACGGAGGTGCTCAAGGAATCCGGTAAAGGTGCTGTTCGGACGCTTCGATTCCAGATGCTCAAGTTTCTCGCCTTGGTCGACTACCATGGACTTGCCACCGAAGTTCCGTTTGAACTCCGTCACGTTCGCATCCTCGTAATTGGCTTCACCCAAATCTGGATAGTCACCAGCGTCCTCGCTCGGATTAGCCTTAACGAAGACACGGGTAATGTCGCTCTGGTCCTTGATGGCCTGCTTCTCCATCGCTATCAGTTCCATCTCGTCATAGATATGGTTGATGGCGTGTTGCATCGTAGGATAGCCTCGGGTCTGGCTTATCTGCTCTGGGTCAAAGACGTGGATGCAGGATTGGGCGGGTATATCCCTAAAGGAGCCGTCATCTTCAATGACTCGGTAGGATATAATACGACCAACAGGGTCATACAGGATGCCATCTACCAGCCCATCTACATTAGCCGTAGCATTACCGACACGATGAGATTCGATTAACTGTATCTTGCCTCGGCCTTCGTCATCTCTGGTGAATATGATGAAGATTTCGCCGTCTCGGTCTATGGCCTTACAGACGATAGACTGTACCTCCTCAAAGCAGAACCTGCCCGTGATTTCGCATTGGTAGGACCATTCCTTGATGTATTCCTCTGACTCCTTGTTGTACTCTTCATCGTCCGTATTGACTTGGGTGCCGATGCCATTCGATACAGCGTATCCGCACATGGAATGGATAAACTCACGATAGAATCCGCTGTTCTTCTCAAGATAGCGTGACTTGCGTAGCATCTCGAGGCGGTCACCTACCATCATCTCCTTACGGAAGTCCTGCGGGGCTGGAGTCCAGATATAGCCACGACGACGGCTCAATTTAGCCGATTCGAACTGCGAAGTTCCCATGCCTCCGTAGAGCGTAGAGGCTTGAGGCTTAGGTGCGGATTCAGCCTTGGGATTTATGAACCCCTTGATTCTGTCTAGGAAGGATGGCATTAGAAGTGCTTAAACGAACGATAGTCGGAGACAAGAATTCGTTTCTTCTTTGTACTACCGCCATTGTAGACGGTCGGATTTATCTTCTTGAGGGCGAACTGACACTCCATGAGCACTTGGTCTATCGGCAAAGTAAACTGTTTTGAGGCCGAAGAACCGCTATCACCATAGGACATAGTGACCTTTCCCTGCTTAATGTAGGTTTTCGCCTTGGCTATGATGTCCAAAACGTCCTGCTCGGTAAATCCGATGGCAAAGATACCAGAAGGTATGAAGGACGGCATAATTGGGGCTTACTATCAAGAATCCGATTCAGTCGTAGACTCCGTCTCCTCCTCGACCTCTGACTTTGCTGCTTCCGATGCTTCCTTGCCGATGAGCCTCAATCGGAGTGCGGCTAGGATGCTCATGACCTCACAATCCCATAAATGGTTCGCTCGTTTGTTGATTTGCACCCATTCTGGCTTCCCATTTGTCTTCCTAGAACGGTATTCCGAGGTCATTTGACGGCTATATTCCTCTCCAGCATCGACTGCATAGGTGTGCCTACCCGCCCTACGGAGCCGAGAAAGGGTGTCTTTTAGGGCTAAATTGGAGAATAAAAACACCTTACAAGTGCCTCCTACGAGCGAAATAGTGCGTGGTACAGACCATGGACGGAGGAAACTCTTGCTCATACCACCCACTACGGAGGTGTGACGGAACTCGTTTAGGTGCGAACCCTTCGTGGCGTTCCATTTATGCTTAATGCACTGCCGATACACATCATCCGTCTGGTCACCGCTATCCACAAAAACAAATGCTGGGTGGCACCCGCATTTGTCCTGAAAGTCCTTAACCTGCTCCCATGTGTTGACGTAAGCCCATTTGAAGAGGCGACTGGTACCGTCAATGGACCAAGAACGGACGAGACAGTAGAAACCTTGGCGTTGAACGTCCACAGTCATGACACGGATACGAGCGTGAGGCGTGACGGTGGTACCATCCTTGTCCTTGGGGAGTTGCCACCTGTAGCCGACCCGCCTGTCGTGATAAACGCCCTCATTATCCCAATCGTCGGTCATCTTGTAGCCTCCCGACTGGAGTTCTACGTTGAAATCGTCTGGTTCATCCGACCAAGGGAGGGCTAACTGCTTCTGCTTAAAGATGCGTCTGGCATCCTCGTCACCATACATGTCGAGGGACTCCCGAGCGTGGAGATAGTCGACTGCCATCTTACCCCAAGACCGACAACATAGGGCATTCCAATGGAAGCCACGTTCCGTGGGGTCGGCATTGCCGTTCATCGAAACATACTCGCCTGTGGCGTTAAACTCCATCCGAGTCCCATCAGTATCCTCAAATAGGGTATCGCAGGAGATACATTTGTACTTCGTCTCCTTGCCTACCTTGTTGTAATTGTAGGTATTCCCGTCCTTGAAATCCGTAGGGAAGATGACCTGCTCCCAGACATAGGGCTGACGGTAACCGCAGGCAGGACAACAGAATGTCCATTCCGAGCGGTCTGTGGAGTTGAAGGATTCGGTAAAGTCGTCCCCATCGTAGGCTCCCTGCGATAGGAAGATACGCTTACCCAGCCACCCGAATGCGGTCACTCGAGCAGAGGCTTCAGCCATGTGACCCTTAGGCCATAGCCAGCACTCATCGCCTATGAGCCATCTGATGGATCTCCGCTGGAGGTTCTTGAGATTGTGAGCACCTAGAGTCCACATCGTCATTCTGCGGAATTGGGTGGAGGTCCATTTGCTCTTTTCTGGGGAGATAATCCGTTCCTTCGTCTCTGGCGTGTTATCCCATAGAGACTTTACTCGGTTGGTATGCCAGTCACGTGCATTGGCATCCGTATCCTGCAGTAGGAGGGTCGGACCCGGTGCTATGACTGGGATGTAGCAGGCTAGGGTCTCGGCTATCATGGACTTGCCCGACTGAATGGGAGCAGAGACGACTACGAGTCTGACCTCTGGATGGACTGCGGCTCGGAGGACTGGGACTAACCATGGAGTCTCAGTGGCTCTGAAAGGACCGGGCATCGGACTGTATGGGACTGCCTTGATGTTCTGAGCCATCCAAGTCACCACATCCTGCCCATCATCTGGGCGTAGGATACTACGGAGGGATGCTTCGAAAGAGTTATCCACGAGCCTCGCCCTCAAGGTGCGACCACTTCTCCATCATCTTGTTCTTGACCTCACGCCATGCGGATAGGGCTTTGGCTGGGTTAGCGGGGTTGGCTTTGGATGCCAATTCCAACTCCACCTTCTCCAAATCCTGCCGCATTTCGGCTATGATTTTACCGAATCTTTCTACGGCAAACTCCATCTTGATGAGTTCACGGCTCGTAACCTGCCTCGATAGAGCCTCACGCTGAAGGGAGATGAGGGTCTTTAGGTTCTTATCGTAGGTCTGGTAGAGGCGTGATTGCTGGGGTGAGCCGTCTTGGACTGCACGTAGGTATTGTGCTCGGCTGATGCGGACGAGTTGCGTCTGGCGGTTAACTAACTCAGCGAATGGGTCACCTTCGCCGTCTGGCGTGCCCGTAGCGTCGCTTTCAGGGGGTAGGGCGGCCTCTGCCCCTTCCTGTGGGATAGAGTGACCCCTAGGGGCAATACCGCTAGCCTCATGCCTACGGTTCCTCCACAACTCAGCATCCTCAACAGAAGTCAGAGGCATCCCAGCCGCCACTAACTGGGATACACGACCCTTACTGATACCCCATCGTTCAGCGAGTTCCTGTTGGCTGATAGACACCGATTAGGACGGAGAGGTGTTCTTATCGTCTGGAATCCAAGACTTACCCCAGCCGACATTCTGGATGAGGTCGGACTTCGGTATGCCTAGGCGATTGGCGAGGCGATAGACTTCTTCACGCTCCATGCCCAGTCGCTCACAGATTTCCTCTACGGCCATCTTATCCTCAATCATCTTCTGGACGATTTCAGCCATCTTGAGGACTGCGTGAGTGCCTCTGGCTCGGTTGTGGCGTACGGTAGCCATCATCTGGCTAGCCATATCCTTAGGAGTGAGGAAGACTACAGGCACCAGCCCATCCGTAAGGCTATAGATTTCCTTGTGACCAGAGACGGTCCAGCGGTGAAAGCCATCCACGATGGTGTTATCCATATTGGCGACAATCGGCTGAGTCCATCCGTCCTCCTGTATCGAGACCTTGAGGAGGTCTAGTTCTGGAGGGGCTACTGAGTTAGGATTATAATGATTCGGCTTGAGCGAATCACGATGAACCCAGCGGATGTTATTTAGCGGGTGGTTTACGTTTGCCATATAGAGTTTGTACTTGGGATGCAGTCAGACCCATCTTCTGCCACTTGAGGCGTTGAGTGACGGAGGCGTTAGCCTTGGTGCGGTCTTTGAGGTCACCCTTCTGGAGTATCTTACAGATGTAACGCCAAGAGTAGCCAGTCCATAAGTTTTCCTTCTCGTCCTCCATCGGGAGGTCGCTGTGTTTCTTATGGAGGGCTACGAGTTGGTCTATCGTACCGAGCATCTGGTCACGGAGGTCGCCCTCGTAGTAACCTGCGATGATGTATGAGTAATCCTTCCACGTCAGATGCGGAGGCTTCGTCTTGCTGAAGCGGACTCCATAGAGTTCCGTATTAGCGTAGCGAGCCGCAGTCGACACACCCGGTAGTCGCTTGCACATCTTATGCCACATCTCTGGGAATGCCTCAGCGTAGATGTGTAGTCCACGGAGCGGCTCCTCACCAAACGGAGGACATACACGCTGTTTAGCGAGTGCTCCACCGAGGGAATTGGTGGCGTTGTAGATGTCGTAGGTCTTGTTGTAATCGAGTTTCCATTCGTCTACCAACTTCCATACATCACGCTCGCTCCAATCGTAGATAGGGTAGGCATGCCAATAGCCCCTGCGGAGTTTGGCTATGTAGTTGTCGTTCTTCTTCTGGCAGACGATGCGACGACGGCGTAGGGATTCAGCGGCTCGGATGCCCTGTACGCAGATGACGTTACCGTATTTCTTATCAAACATCTCTGGTCCGAAGTCGGGTACGCCCATTCCGTCCTTGAATTTAGGGTGGGTAAAGATGCCATAAGCGGGAGCCTCACGCACCCACAGATGCTTCTCAGTCGGGTCCCATGTCTTCCACCATGGCTTCTCATTTGAGCAGGCATTGCGGTGCGTAATCGGGAGGCAGAACCAGTCCAGATTAACGTCCCCTCGCTGGCGTACACGATCCACATACTCGATGGTAGGCGGGTGGATGGCTTCCTCATCAAAGAAGATAGCATGGACTGGGAGGCGATTCTTCTCAGCGGCTACCTTGAGTGCCAGATGGAGGACTGCCGTAGAGTCTTTGCCTCCGCTAAAGGAGACGACGACGTGGTCGCTGATGTCGTAGAGATACCGCATCCGTTCCAATGCGGCGGTCAGCGTATCTACGTCCGTAAACTTCTGCTTACGAGTCTTAGGGATATACACCCTACCCTCGGCATCTACATGGCCTTCGCTAGTCTCTAGCGTGGTATCATCGGTGCCGACTTCCTCGTCTTCACCTATTTCTTCTGGGTCAATCACGATAGTGCAGGAGGCAACCAAGGGTTGATGACATTCTCCTTGGACAGGTGCTTGGCCTCGGTGTTGTCGATAGACTTCCCATCTACCCAAGTACGGTTAATCATCGGATGGACTTCGTGCGTAGGTCCGAAGTCGGAGTCGGGATGGTAGGCGATAACGTCCATGTGGCTATGCTCCGTAGAGAAGCGGTGAACTCCATCCTTAGGGATGTGGAAGATAAGTCCCTTGACGAGTTTCGTATCGCCTATCGGAGTCCAGCACCAGCCCTCGCCACCTGCTACTGCACCGAAGCGAGTAGATGGATGAGTGTGCATCGTCTGCTCAATCTTGTCTGGGAAGTGCAGGTGATTGAAGCAGGGTTCGCCCTTGAGCATCGGAGGGACTAGGAGCGTATCAGAACAGCCATCAATGTAACGCATGCGACCCTTCTTCTCGATGGGACCACCGACGTAGGCGTAGCCTAGGTAGCCGTAACGCTGAACCACGAACACGCATCCGAGGATGACTATATGGGCACAGCCATTAGGGAGTTGGAAGAACTGCCCAGCACGGACGATTCCGTTCGGAGTCACCGCATGGCCGTGGACAACGTAACCATAACACGAACCACGCTCTGGGATACTAGCAACTTTCGGCTCATCCGTAATGAAGCCATAAAGAGCAGATGGCTGAGGTTCTTCATCTTCTCGCAGGAGTCCCCACGCCTCTGACCATGCTGCAAAGTGGGTGGTGTTTATTATCGGATTGCCGTATGTTTTCATTCTTTATTCGAATTGTAGAACTCACAGAGGAAGACGAGTGCATCTTCCATCTTCGGGAAGTTCTGAGACGCTTTGATTTCATTGAGCGTAGAGATAACGAGCAGTTTGGTCGTATGCTGACAGACCAAGGAGAAGTCAGAGTATTGGTCATCGGTGACCCTAGGTCCATGCTCCTTATCGGCACCGCCTGCTCGCTGTTCTGCCTCGGATGCTTCATGGAGGAGTTCATTCAAATACTCCTCAGTAAATCCGGTAAGGTTGAGTGCTATCTTACCCTCGTCTTTGATGGCCTGCAGTTCCATCCGTAGCATGTCTTCATCCCATCCACCACCGATTTCAGTAAGGCGGTTATCAGCGATGACGTACGCACGTCTCTTAGCATCATCCAGATGCGAAAGACGGATGCACGGAACCTTATCGAACCCGATACGCTTTGCGGCATCGAGTCGTCCGTGACCAGCGATGACTCCATTGTCGTCGTCGATAAGGACTGGGTTATTGAAACCGAACTCCTTGATGGAGGATACTATCTTCTCCAACTGCATCTCGCTATGCTTTCTGGAGTTGTTTTCGTACGGGATTAAGGCCTCGGGAGATATGTATTCTACCGTGAACGACTTCAATGCAGGATGGCTCATTGGTTTAGACCTTAACTATCCTAACTAAACTAACAAGGATTTTCGACGTGTCGACTACCCCATCGGAGGGGGGTGGTGCCGAAGAGATTCCTTTATGCTCCGTATCCCATTGAGTTAAGGTACTACCATTGAGTACGCTTATGGTGATGACCATCATGGAGTTAAGTGGATGATGGGCGTTGCTTCTTCTTACGCCATGCCATCGTCATACCATCCGATTGCCTAGCACGATGCTCCTCAGTACGATAGGCTGGTAGGTTGAGTGCCTCCTGCATCTTACGTACTCGCCAGTTGAATGCTGATGGGGTCATCCCTATAGTATGGCATAAGGCTGATTGAGGTACCTCGGTGAGGCACAGAGCCGCTTGTACGACGAGGGAGTGGGTGAGCACCTTCTTGTCCTTGGATAGCCCATAAGCCCCTATGAGGAAGCGGACGTAGGAGATGAACGTGGTCCTCGGGATGGTAGCATCGGCCTCCTCACCTACCCCATCATTCAATAGGGCTGATAGAGCAGGGTCTTCTGAACGTAGAAGCGGGTCACTATCGGGCTTACCATACTGTTCTACGAGCCTATCTAGGGAGCGGGTCGATCCGATACTAGCATCCCAATGGTCTGGGTGCAGTCCCTTGGCCTTTAGTTCCTTACGGCGTGATGCCGATAGACCATAGAACCAAGTAGCGTATTGCCTACGCTCGTCCACTTAGCCCGATATAGGCAGGTCGGGTTGATTAGGGTCGAAAGCACCTTCTACGGTGACCTTATCCCGCTTGGAGTACGACATGCGGATACCCCATGCCACGATGCCGTTTGGTTCGAATGCGAGTTTGACTCCGATAGACGTAGAAGCATCGCCTTCATCATTGCAGGTCTCTTGGATAGAGTCCCACTTAGATGCGAGGATTGCGGCTATGTCCTTGGCTATGGCGTCAGTTACGGTGTTCTTGAGTTTGGGCATACGCTCAAGATAGGCGTACTGTCCCTACAGTCAATGGGAATGAGGGCGGGTGCTGGGACCCTCTCGGCTGGTATAATCGACGCTGAGGGCAATTGTGGAGGCACAAAAAAGCCCCATCTGGTGAGGATGAGGCTGAAAGTGGGTGCGGATGGACTCGAACCAGCATTAGCCCGTTATGAGCGGGTCGTTCTAACCTTTGAACTACGCACCCTTAGTTCAGTCGACTATGGTATCCGAGCGGATAGCGAGCGTGGTGATGCAGTCGGGTAGTCCCATCCAAACATCGTTCTTAACGCACACCGATAGGAGTTTCATCAGACCTCTATACTCCTTGTACGTCTTTGCTATGTCATCCTTGTGGATTTCGTAGATGGCGATGGAGTTCGGCTTAGCCTTCTCACAACAGGCGAAGTAGAAGTGACTGATGTTCATACCGTTCTGACGAGCGAGTTCCAAGTAGATGACGGCCTGCATATCATAACGATACTGCCATACGGTCTTCTTGAACTGACGTGGACTAGGCACATCGCCCATCGACTTGAGGTCGAGGATGAAGTTGTCTCCGATGAAATCGGGTCTGCCCTTCAATCCCACGTTAGGATACTCTTCATCACGGCCTTCCAATCGGCACTCAATAGCACCTAGCATGGAGTTCGCCTTACCATTAGGACGAGCGAGTAGCCCCATCAGCATGCTGTTATTGCGAGCCGAAGTAGCCATACGCTGTACGGTATCCCAATCCTCTTGGTCGATAGCGACTGCCTTGTCCTGCTGTATCTGCTCCATGAACTTGGCGTACTCTTCTTTGCCTACGTTAGTCCTGCGGTTGATTTCGGGCATCAGCCTCACCTGCTTTACGAACTTTTCTGGCTCGAGGATAGCAGTATGGAATGCCGTACCGAGCATCATAGCGGACGTAGTCTCGCTCGGCTCATCTAACCAAGCCTTGTAGTGAGCAGGGCTATCACCCAATGAGACCAGACCGCCCTTGCTGATGCGATAGACCCCATCATCCGTCTTAGGATTAGAATGGGACATCGTCAGAAGTCTCCTCCTTGTTGTTATTGAGCAGGGTCTTAGCGGCTAACTTCAACGCCCTATCCTTATCAGCGAACTTACCTTCCTTGACCTCATAGGTATTCGCTACCCACTCGATAGCACGCTTGTCGACTTGGAGCACCTCGCCCATCGTCTTACCCTTATGCTTACCGAATGGGTAAGTCATGTTAGTAGCGTCATCGAGGCTCATCGTGCCAGTCGTCACCGGCTGGGCTGATTGGGTCGCTTTGTAGGCTGGCTTGGGGCTGGGAGCCGCAGGCTGGCTGTAATCGACCATAGGCTCGGCTGGCGTAGCGTCATCGAGGCGAGGCGGGTCCCAGCGGAATCGGCTACCGTCCTTCGTCTTACCGAAGTTGGCTCCTCGGTCTGTGACTACTGCCCACGTCTCTGGCATGTCATATAGGTAACGCCCGATGCCGAGTAGGACTGCGGCTCGCTTCATCGCACCAGACGCTGCCGTCTTAAAAGGGTCGATGTCGCTTTCCTTATCCAATGGCACCTCGCATGAGCCAGTCACCTTGCGGTCACGCTCACCTTCCCATACACGGAGTTGGACTACGCATACGGCCTTATTGCCAATCTGCTGATAGGCTTCCTGTTGGTCCCAGCCTTCTGGGAATACGCTGTCGAGTCGCTCCATGATAGTGCGATTGTCGACGTAGGCTAATACCCTAGCCCAGATAGTACCGTCTTCCTTCTTACCGCACGATTGGACACGCCATTCTAGCCTGTCTGCTTCAATCGGGGCTTTTAGTAACTGCAACTTGCTACTCATGTTCTGTTGTTCTATGCTCCTTACTTCGTGGCTGTTAGTCTCTCAAGTGCACGAAGTTTCACTTGAGGTACTTTCTTAGGGTCGAATCCGCATCGTGCGAATCCTTGGAATCCCATTGAAAATGAAAGGTAGAGTTGCTCCTCGGTAGGATGTGCAATCCGAGCGTTGTTTAATAGACGCTGTTCCTGTAGGAGGAGGAAGTAGATTGCCATTTGACGTTGGGCGACAGGCTCGTGCCTTCTGCTCCATGAGATAGAGGGGATTCCTTTTCGCTCAAGGGAATTGTTGGTGTCACGCCAACTTATCTCCCACATCTGCCATGCACCTACTGCCCTTCCGTTATCGCCTACTGCATTGTAGTCGTGATTGGATTCTACTTGGGCTACTCGATTGACGAAGTCTGTCGTCACTAGTGAAGTCGCTAATAGCATCGTGGTCAGCATGGATGTGGTAGGGTGAATTCTTCGGTGAGCATATGCGGAGTGCATTCTAAGTCGCTACTGTCTATTTGCAGAGTTGCGTCATAGACTCCGTAATACTTACCCTTAGCAAAGATGACGGACTTGTATCGTTCATTGACGATACGCTTCCATTCGGTCGGTATGACGAACACCCTTCCTTCGCCTAATTGAGTAGACATAGACGTAGCCTCACGACGGCTATCGAATGCGTATACGATAAACAGCCTGTCGGTCATCATGTCGAAGTGAGGTTCTACTCCCCAGTCATTAGCCTTGGCATTGGAGGATGCCCTAGCCATCTCTCTTAATGCGGTAGTAAATGCCACTTTACGCATCTGGTTTGAAATGCTTGGCATCCTCCCAATCGTTGATGATAGGCGAGTGGGCTTGGTAGTCGACCAGCCATAACGCCCTCGATAGCGTGTTTCCACTACGGCTCATACGCTCTACTCGCTTGCGTAGTTCCTTGATGGTGCTTTCTAACTCAAGTTGGCGATTGGTGTGGTCATAATAGGCTTTGGTGAGTTTGTCCTGCATTTCACGGACGCACCTAAATGCGGCATCACGTTGCTTGGTGACGTGGTCTAGTTGCTCGTCGCTCATCGGTATTGAATCCACTCCTCTGTGGCTTCGTTGACTTCCTCCTTGGTGATGAGCAGACGGTGGCGTAGGCAATACCATAGGGCATCACCTAATTCACGTAGGTCATCTATCTTCTTTTGCAGTGCCTTGTTATCAGCCTGCAGTTGCTTGATGGTTGGTTGTGGTTCGGGCATGGGAAAGGATGGTTTCGATAAGGTGGAGTTTGCACGATTTGATGTGCTTGCAGTCAGTCTGCTTCTTGAACGTCCAAGCCTCGCATGAGCATTCGTTTTCCAGCAGGTCTACTAGATGATGCTGGTCTGGCTTGGAGTTGCTCCTGACTAAGAACCTGTAAGGTGAATCAAACCGTTGGATGTCCATTGGTGTATAGAGGCTTAAGTGACGATGACGGGATGTGGATGACAGGCTCGACGTCATCTGGGTCGTTCCTATCAGTTCTGCCTCCGATGGTTATACGCCATTGGGGCTGATGTTGTGCGACTATCCAGTAGATGCCATTGGAGTATTGGACTCCGAGTAGCCCCTTGATGCTGGTTCGCTCTGATAGCATAGCGAGTGCCTGCCACTTGTCTAGGGATAGGATGAGCGAATCGTAGGTATCTTTCGGATGCGACCTGCACTTGACTTCGACTATTGCCTTTACGGTCTTGTCTATCTTGGCGAGTGCCCAGTCCTGCTTATAGAACTTGGGCAACTTAATAGGGTCTAGTGACCACGCCATCGCCATCGACTCTACGACCAGACGCTCCCTATCGGAGTCGTACTTGGTTTCGTAGGTCGGGCGGCTCATCCCCAGATGTGATTGGCTAGTCCGTCAAGTCCGTCACGCAGTCGCTTTAGTTCTGCGTTAGTGGCTTCGACCTCGGCCTTGAGGCGGGCGTTCTCGGCAATAGTATCATCGAACAATGCTCGGTTGAACTGTGCGTGTAGTTCACTCACATCGACACGGAGGCTTGCCAGACGATACCGCTCGGCTTCGGCC